ATCGGTGTACTTGCATTGGAGGAGGACATCGCAACGACAGCTTTGGGAATTATGTCGGTGGCATCATCTAGGCGACTGCATTTGGAGGAAGACACGCCTGTTGATGTCCTTAGACCTCATTGGGAAGCAACGATGGGGTCTGGACGTTATTACCTGTTCGATCACTGGGGATCAACGTCAGCCGATGAACTTCTTTCAAGAGTACGGCACATGGCAAAGGCCTGTGACTGCAGATATGTCATCCTCGACCACCTGTCAATCGTGGTTTCTTCTCAAGAGAACGGGGACGAACGGAAAGCTATAGACGAGATTATGACTAAGCTGCGGACACTGGTGGCAGAGACAGGTATCACCCTGTTCCTCGTGTCTCACCTGCGGCGGTCATCTGGCACAGCACACGAGGACGGAGGTAGGATCAGTCTTCAGGACTTGCGTGGTAGCCAGAGCATTGCACAGCTTTCCGACATTGTGATCGGCATGGAGCGTGACCAGCAGAATCCAGACGAGGACATCAGGAACACAACCACGGTACGTATCCTGAAGAACCGTTACTCTGGAGAAACTGGTCCCGCTTGCTGGCTACGGTACGACAAGTTTACTGGGCGTATACACGAGTGTGCTAATCCTACACCACCGGAGACTGAGTTTTGAGTAACACAGAACAGCTTAGAGAGGCGTTGGAAAGAGAGATAAAGCATTACAGGGAAGCGTCTGCTCGTTGGGGAGAAAGCGAAAAAGTATACGGGGAACCCAAACTTACAAATTGTGATAGGCTTTCCGCAATGCTTGCTTTTGAGGAAAACGATCTTCCTTATACTGAAACCAATAACGCTATATTTTTAGTGAAAGACAAGTACTACTACGTTTCTACTACAGGCAGGTGGAGAGTTAAAGGGAAACAAAAGTGGTACAGAAGCAAGGACGTTTATCAATTTATAGATACATACGTAAACAGGAACCCAAATAGATGACTAACTTAGTCTTCTGTGACATTGAAACTGACGGACTAAACCCCAGCGTCATCTGGTGTGCTGTCTGTCGCCACAACGGAGTATCGGAGGTAATCTGTAATGAGAAAGACTTCAAGGATTATGTTCAACGTAAAGCGGAAGCTACGTTCGTCTTCCACAACGGAATTGGCTTTGATGTGCCTGTGGTCGAGCGTCTTTGGAATTTTACTTTTGACCGGAGCATGGTCACTGACACTCTAGTACTCTCCAGACTTGCAGAGCCTAGTCGGTCTGGTGGTCACTCGCTGCGGAATTGGGGCAACATCCTAGGGTTCCCGAAGGGCGACCACGAGGATTGGAGTCAGCTATCTCCTGCCATGATTGACTACTGCATACGTGATACGGAAGTCACTGAGGCTGTATACAACCGTCTCACGGTGGAACTAGACGGGTTCTCCAAAGAGTCCCAAGACCTAGAGCATCAGGTGCAGTGGATCATACAGGATCAGGAACGCAACGGGTGGCTACTGGATCAGCGTTTGTGTCACATCCTGTGTGCCAAGTTTAAGGAGCGCATGAATGAAATTGAAAGTGATCTACAGGCGCTTTTCCCGCCGATTGTTGAGGAGCGATACTCAGAGAAAACAGGTAAACGACTTAAGGATAAAGTCACTGTATTCAATGTTGGATCACGGCAACAGGTTGCGGAACGATTGTCAGCTAAGGGCGCTGTATGGACGGAACTCACTCCGACAGGCAAACCGATGGTTGATGAGAAGACGCTTAAAGAGAATAACCATGTACCCGAAGCGGCACAAGTCTTGGAATACCTCTTACTGCAAAAGCGGTACGCACAGGTAAACTCGTGGCTGGAACATGTGCAGGACGATGGCAGAGTACACGGTAGGGTTACAACGAACGGTGCAGTTACAGGACGCATGACACACCAGAGTCCCAACATGGCACAGGTTCCGTCAGTGAACTCTGAGTACGGAGAGGACTGCCGTAACTGTTGGATTGTACCAGAAGGACGGAAGCTGGTTGGTGTTGACGCCAGTGGTCTAGAACTACGGATGCTCGCTCACTACATGGGCGACGAGGAGTTTACAAATGTCTTGCTTAGAGACGATATTCACACCAGAAATCAAACTGCTGCAGGACTTGCAACAAGACCTCAGGCAAAGACTTTCATCTACGCTTTCCTCTACGGAGCAGGGGACGCCAAAATTGGAAGCATCGTCGGAGGATCTGCGCGAGATGGCAATGAACTTAGGACACGCTTTCTACGAAATACACCTGCTCTTGAAACTCTACGAGAGCGAGTTGGACAGGCGTCTAGGAAGGGTTATCTCAGAGGACTCGACGGTAGAAAGCTCTGGGTCAGATCAGAGCATAGTGCACTAAACACACTGCTACAGGCGGCTGGTGCGATCATTATGAAGAGGGCTTTGGTCCTTCTTGATGACTACGCTACTCAGCATGGGATTGACTACAAGTTTGTGGGGAACGTACATGACGAAATACAATCGGAGGTGGCTTCAGAACAAGCAGAGAAGTTCGGCTGGCTCGCAGTCGAGTGCATCAAGGCGGCTGGCATTTCTTTTGAACTCAGATGTCCACTCGACGGAGAGTACCAAGTGGGAACAACTTGGGCTGACACTCACTAAGGAGGTTAAAATGAATTGTAATATGTGCGGTGTAGTCTTGACAGACAAAAACTGGAAGCTGAGTTGGAAAAAATTAAACAGAACCCAGTGCAAAAAATGCAATAAAGAACATGATGATAGGTCCAATGGAAATAGAATGTGGGTCAATGGTAAATATATACCAAAAACACACGCTTTATATAAATCGGGAAGATATAAGACATTTGAAGATGCGGCCTTTAGCAGTCTTGCGAAGTACGAACTGAGCCGTGAGGGACAGGTGTACATTATTACCAACCCTAACTTCCCTGAGTGGGTCAAGGTAGGTATGGCTGTGGACTCAGAGGACCGACTCAATGGGTATCAAACATCGTCACCCTTCAGGGACTACGCGCTGTTCACCTGCTGGTCTGTGACTGACCGACGGTCTGCTGAGTCAGAGGCACACGCTCTACTGGAGAAGTCCTTTGACCGTAAGGGTGAGTGGTTCAACTGCACACCAGAGCAAGCACAGTCAGCCATAGCTGAACTAATGGAGCAACATAAATGAACAAGATATACTCGCTAGTTGATGACATCTACAAAGTTGTTGTCAGTAAAGAAGTACCAGAGGGCGTCGATCTGTACGACGAGATAGAAAACTTTGGTGAAAACTGTAAGCAGCTTATGACTAAACTGTTTACTGAACCACGGAACGACGGACGCCTGTTGCGTATGTCCAACATTGGTCGTGATGATCGTTACCTCTGGAACGCCGTGAACAACCCAGATGTAAAAGAGGAGATGACCCCTAACACACACGTAAAGTTTATGTACGGGCACCTGATCGAAGAGATGCTTCTGTTTCTCACTAAGCTGTCAGGACACGAGGTAACGGATGAGCAAAAGCTGTGTGAAGTATCCGGCATTACGGGCCACATGGACTGCAAGATTGATGGTGTTGTCACTGATGTTAAGTCTGTGTCCACTTTTGGGTTTAAAAAATTCAAGGACGGAAGTCTGGCTTTTGATGACCCGTTTGGGTACGTTGCTCAAATTAAAGGGTACGCACATTCCGAAGGAGAAACCAAATTCGGTTGGCTAGCAATGGACAAGCAGAACGGACACCTGACGTACCTCATGTACAACTCTGAGGACACACAGGCACCCGTGTACGACAAGATTTCATTTGACATAGAGGAGCAGATCGAACGTGTAAAAAAGCTAGTGGAGCAGCCAGAGGCACCAGAGCACTGCCACGAAGTCGTACCAGATGGCAAAAGTGGAAATCAAAAGTTAGCTGTTGGCTGTTCCTATTGTCCCTACAAGCATACTTGCTGGCCCGGAGTAAGAACATTCCTGTACTCAAGTGGTCCCAGATACTTAACAGAGGTAGTCAATGAACCGAAGGTCACGGAAATCCAAACTGGGTAACTTCAGATCGGAGTTTGAGAAAGATGTCGCAACGCAGTTACAACCAGTTGGCTTTAGCTACGAGCCGTGTCAGATCGACTACAGGATCGAGCGGAAGTACACCCCAGACTTCGTGTACGAACTCAACGGACGAGTGTACTACATTGAGTGCAAGGGCTACTTCAGGGCTGGGGACACACAGAAGTACAGATCAATCAACAAGTGTCTCGCGGAGAACGAGGAGTTAATCTTTGTGTTGATGAAGCCTAACCAGAAGGTGAGCAAAAGTACCAAAAATACTATGGCTGAATGGTGTGACAAACACGAGATTCTATGGTATAATATAGATACACTAAAGGAGTTGGTTGATTATGTCTCTGACACTAGAAGAAATTAAGGAGCGTCTCTTGCGGTTCTACGACCCCGACGATCTTCTGGAAGCCCTACAGATTTCTGCTGAAGATATACTGGATAGGTTTGAAGACAAACTCCTGAGGAAACTAGATGAGTTTCAAGAAGACCTAGAGGAAGAGTATGAGTATTGATAACGCAACGCCGGAAGAATGGAATACCGTTACAGGAAAGCTGTACCACCCTCAAGACACTCACAATCCTGTGACTCAGCCCGACCACTACAACAAGGGAGCGATAGAGGCCATTGAAGCAATCAAGGCGTCTATGCATCCGCAGGAGTACAAGGGCTATCTCAAAGGTAACTGCCTGAAGTACCTTTGGAGGTACGAGTACAAAAACGGTGTAGAGGATCTACGGAAGGCCCGTGTCTATCTAGAGTGGCTCATCAAGGAGGTTGCCTTATGAAAGTCATAGATGGAGGATTTGGTAAAAAGAAAGAAGACAAAGGTAGCGTACCCACCACAGATTTTTTAGCCACGTTTGCGCTGAAGGCCAAAGACTACGAAGAAGAAGGTAGGGACGTAAAGGCAATAGTCTTGATGTACGAGGACGGTGGAGTATTTGAAGTAGCCTCTAACGAACAGTACCCTGACGGTGTGTTTATGCTACTGCACATGAGCGCACACGCGATACTTAACGAGACACTAGGAGTAACAATATAGATGGACGCTTACCAACAGTACATTCACAAGAGTCGTTACGCACGTTACCTACCAGAAGAGAAGCGGCGTGAGACTTGGGAAGAGACAGTTAACAGGTATATCAACTTCTGGTCTGATAGAGGCTCGCTGAACGACTTTGATGTGTCTGAGATATACGACGCAATACACAAGCTAGATGTGATGCCCAGCATGAGGGCACTGATGACCGCAGGAGAGGCGCTTGATCGTGACAACGTAGCAGGGTTTAACTGTAGCTACCTACCCATAGATCACCCTAAGGCCTTTGACGAACTGATGTACGTCCTTCTGTGTGGAACAGGGGTAGGCTTCAGTGTAGAGCGGCAGTACATCACAAAACTACCAGATGTAGCGGAGACATTCCATGCAACCGACACAGTTATTAATGTTGCAGATTCGAAGATCGGATGGGCGAAATCGTTTAGGGAATTGGTATCACTGCTGTACTCAGGTCAAATTCCCGAATGGGACGTTAGCAGAGTTAGACCTGCAGGTGCCACGCTCAAGACTTTCGGAGGCCGTGCAAGTGGTCCTGAACCTCTCGTCGATCTTTTCAAGTTCACAATTGAACTCTTTCAGGGATCAGCTGGACGAAAACTTACGTCCATTGAGTGCCACGATCTTTGCTGCAAGATTGCTCAAATCGTTGTCGTTGGAGGAGTCAGGAGATCAGCCCTCATCAGCCTCAGCAACCTCACAGATGACAGACTGCGACGATGTAAGCACGGTCAGTGGTGGGTAGATGAGCCTCAGCGTGGTCTGGCGAATAACTCAGCGTGTTACACAGAGAAGCCTGACTTTGAGGCTTTCCTAAACGAGTGGACTAGTCTATATGAATCACGATCTGGTGAACGAGGTGTCTTTAGTCGAGTGGCAAGTCAAAAGCAAGCTGAAAAAAACGGCAGACGAGATGCTACCTTTGATTTTGGAACTAATCCGTGTAGCGAAATCATCCTCAGACCCTATCAATTCTGCAACTTATCAGAGGTTGTTGTCAGGCCAGACGATACACTCGCAAGCCTCAAACGGAAAGTACGTGTTGCGACAATACTTGGAACTCTACAAGCTACCCTAACAGACTTCCGCTACCTGCGTAACATCTGGAAGACTAACACGCAAGAGGAAGCACTGCTGGGCGTAAGCCTCACGGGTATAATGGATCACCCCCTGCTGTCTGGGCGTGAGGACAAGGCAAAGCTAAAGAGATGGCTAATGGAGATGCGTAATGAAGCTATTGTCACTAATGAGCAGTGGGCAAAAAAGCTGGGTATCAACCCGTCTACAGCAATTACTGCAGTTAAGCCTTCTGGCACTGTTAGTCAGCTGGTCGATAGTGCTAGTGGCATCCATCCTAGGTATAGCAGTCAGTATATTCGGCGGGTTCGTGCAGACTCTCGTGACCCACTTTGCTCTGTCCTAGAGGCCGCTGGTGTCCCTGTGGAGGACGATCTAATGTCACCCAGTACTAGGGTATTCAGCTTCCCTGTAACGTCTCCTGAGGGCGCTGTGACAGCCTCAGACATGGGTGCTATGGAGCAGTTGGATCTGTGGGAGATATATCAGGACTACTGGTGTGAGCACAAGCCATCCATGACCTGCTACTACCGTGATGATGAGTTCCTTGAGGTGGGGCAGTGGTTGTACAACAAGTTTGACAAGGTAAGTGGTATCTCTTTCTTGCCCTACTCAGACCACACTTATCAACAGGCTCCTTATGAACCTGTGGACAAGAAAACGTACAACCAGCTTGCTAAGGATTTCCCGAAGGAAATATCGTGGGATATTGAAGAGGCCAGCGATATGACCGAAGG